CATTGGTGGTGCCATTGGTGGTGGTGCCATTGGTGGTGGTGCCATTGGCGGTGGTGCCATTGGTGGTGGTGCCATTGGCGGTGGTTCTTGCACTGGGGGCGTTGTTGGTATTCCCATAGGAGGCTGTATATTGAGTTGCTCCGAAGGAAGTGCGGGTTGTGGCTGAGGTATCATAGGTTGTGGCGTTGGTTGTGGCGTTGGTTGTGGCGTTGGTTGCGCTATTGGTGGTGCCACTGGTTGTGGTGCTGGGGCTGTTGGTTGTGAAAAACCAGGTATCGGCACAACTCTATTACCTTCTATTTGAAAACCACTTCGCGCTAAAAATGGACGGGGGTCCATGCCTATCGAAAAACCTCTTGGAAACACAGATTGTGGATTAAATACTTGTAAAGAACCTAAACCATTAGCCATTTTTTTACCCTTTAATTTTTTTATTAATATATAGAACTAATGCGTAAACTACAAGCCCATCATTCCCAGACCTTTGTTTTATCTGGATTAACATAGGTAGGTAAACAAGTAGCTGCTACCTCTGGGCTATTATACTTCTTATCTGGAGGAAAGTAATTCTGTCTACGGATAGTCTTAGCAAAGTACATACATCGGTTTACGTCTTTCCAGTAAGTTTTTTCTCCGTAAGGTTCACCATCAAGATAAACGGTTAACATGAAAACTAATAACACTTAACCACCTAATGAGAGTATATAAACAAAGCCTACTAACAAAGCAATAATAGCAATTCCACCTATACAAACAAATATAAAATCAGATACTTTTTGCCTAAATTCTGCTCGTTCATGTATTTGTCTTTTGCGTTCAGCTCGAATATCTTTTTCCATTTGCACAAGTTCGGCCCAAGCATCTTTACCCCAAGAATACACAATAAGTTCGTACAGTTGTTTTCGCATCTCTGCCATCTTACGTTTGGCTATGAGGGCATCAAACGCTTCTTTTTCAACAGACTTTGCTTGAGTAAGTTTTTTAAATAAGCTAGGTTTTTTAGCTCTACGTTCGGCAGCATTAACATCAGATACACACTCGAACCAACGAGATATGTGTCCCATAGCTGATTCTAGATCACGACCTGCATTAACAGCTTTCGTAACGCCATTCAAACACTTGCCAGCTATCGTAATAGCAGCGGTAACGGTCAATGGATCGGGCATCTACTTCCACCAAATAAGTGTTGCTACAATAAACCCACAAACACTGGTTGAAATCAACATCAGTATTAAGTAGGGATATATCTCTTTACAAAATTGATGTATTGCTTGCTTTTTAGTTTGCCCGCTATGTGTACGTAAATGTCTAAATAAGTCTTGTGTCATACTTTTACCTTTATTATCTACACTTTCGATTAAATGTGACCAAGTCATTTTTTACTCATCCACGCTGAAACGCCAAAATATCCGCATACCACACCTGCCATAGCAAGGTAGTACATAGATATAAGCTCTTCGAGAACGTCTAGCTTTTCAGTAGATATTAGGTCGGTAAGTAGTATGATTGTAAGAATAATCATGCTAGATAAAGCAATCCATGACATCTTTTTTTGAGTTTGTAGCTTCTCTAGCTGTATCAGCTCTTTACTACTCTGTATCTCATCATCACTAACGATGCCATCGTGATCTAAGTCAAAACCTTCGAAACGACTATCCTTCTCCAGAGAATGAGAGCCTTTCGTAGTTTTTACCGTTGTATTTGAGTGCTTTTTTTCTATTGTTTCCTTTGACATAACTACAATGTACCCAGCCTGAGTTTGGTTCTCCTTTACGGTAGAACTCTAAAATTAATTGATCGTAGTCTAAATTAAGCATAATCCAATGTGCCAAATCTTCATTGCTTATATGCGGTACTTCAAAATCAACCGCTTCTCCTTTTACGTGTTGAGAACTATCACTAGATCCTATCGCACGATTCAGTTCTAAACAACGAAAACCGCTAGATGGGCGCAAAGGCACCCCATAATTAGTTCTAACGGGTTCTAGTATGTTTAGGCATACATTCTTCAAAGATTCTATTTGCGTGTCGTCAGGAGCATTTTTGATGCCTTTACGCTCTGCTGTAGAGGATTTGGTAAGCTCCTGTAAGGTAAAATGGTCAGATAAACGCATGTTACACCAACCCTAACGCTTTTCGCCTCTCAATGTCTGCTAATAGTTGTTCGCCTGTACCCATGTCAGGGGCCATGGTCGGTGGTTGTTGGTTCGCTAGTGGTGCAAAATTGCTTGTGTCGGGTAAGTTCAATGTCGATGCTTGTGGTCTTAAATTTTGCACTTCTTCAGTTATTTGTTCTGTTACAGGTTGTGTTTCTTCGGCTATGTCTTGAACAACTGGATTCACTGCCTCTTGAATTGGCTCTCCAAATAACCCACTAGCTGTTAAAATACCAAGTTGAGAATTAGCTATGGGCAACAATTTATTTACACCAAACTGCTCCTCAGTTAAATCAGCTCCTGTTTGCTTGAAAAGATTATATTCATTAGCTCGTAATCGCGGAGAAGTTAAATATTTTAACACTGTCTTATTTCTTAAAAATCGTGATGCAAGAAAAACTGGTAATAAAGAACCAACAGCAGATAAAGCAAGAGCAGGATTTAAAAGAGCACCGAATATAGCAGCAGCTACAGCTATCTTCTTTTGAGGTCCCGCAATAGAAGTTCCCGCCATCTCACTGTCCGATATTTTTATTGCGTCATCAGCTAGTTTGTTCAAATCTGAAAATATATCTTTACCTAAAATTTTTTCTACGCCACCATTTGCGTTTTGTCTTTCTATTGCACTTTTTAATAGTTTTCCCCATTTGCCAGTTTGAACAAAATCTTCAGCCGCGCCCCTGCCCTCTGATAATTTTTTTAGTGGTTCTTCAAAAATGTCAAACATAATCATGTCTTTTACACCACCTGGCTCTTCTAAAACTTCATCACCAACTAAATTTCTAAGTCTGTCATAGCTGTTTGGATTGTCTCTTAATGCTTTTGCCACCTGACTGGGATCTTCTATTCTTCCTTCTTTCAAACTTTTAGTTAAGGCATCAGAGTTAATTATTTTAGCTTGTTTTATTTCTTCGGATAATCCTACTAATTGTTCTTGAATATCTTTGTTAAAAGCACTTGGTAGTTTTGCAATTAATTTGTCAGCGTCTTCCACACTAACTAAATGAAAGTCTGATATAATGTTATCCATTTCTTGAGCATTATCGGCACCAAACAATTCTTTTCGCACCGCAGGATTTAATCTAAAATATCTAGTAGCAAACCCTTTTGGATCTATTGTGTCATCGCCCCTAACCGTTGCTTGTTTAGTATTTTCTATCCATTTTTTTGCTAAAGACTCTCGAATGTTTGTTCTTAATTGATCTGGAGAAACACCTGCCCTTGCAAGTTGAGTTAAATTACTTATTTCATTTGCATAATCATCTAAATATGCTTTTTTAAAATCTGCTTGAACTGAGCCTCGCATCCATTCTGGTATTTCTCTTACAATAAAACCTTTACCATCAGGTCCTATTTTTGCTAAATCATTAGCCTTTAATAGATTATTTATTTGATCTATGGCTTCTCCATCAACATCAGCTCTGGTAAGTATTTGTTGTATCTCTTCTAAAGTATTTATTTTTGTTGGAGTTAAGTTTAATTGTTTTACTGTGTCGGGTGGTGTTACAGCGTCTAAATATTGATTTAAAACTCTAGGATCAAAATTATCCATCTGATCTAAAATTTTTTGATTAGAAACAAATTTACCCGCTTTTGCATCTTTGATTATGGCATTTATACCCGCTCTATTATAAATGTCTTGACCATCGGCCCAAGCCTTATTAGCCTCACGTAAAATATTTAATCCTTTTGTTAGATTTTCTCTAATTAGGGGATCTTTAATTTGATCTGTTTCAGAAGCTAAAGATGCGTGTTTACTGGCTCTTGCATCATCAATAGATCTTATAACATCATCGACAATTTTTTGCTCTCCTGTAGCGATAAGATCAGAATCGCCTCTGGCTATTCTTAAAGCCTCTTTCATTTGCTGTGTTTCTTCTAAAGTAAATTTACCCTCTGGAGATTTAGTAAGTGTTGCACCTTCTTGAACACTAGAAGCACCTGATGGACCTCTTATGGTCGTTGTATTTGTTTTTGGATCGTAACTAGCATTAGCGACTTGTTTAATTCTATTAAAAAGTGCTCCTTCACCTTCAAAAAATTTATTTTCTTGTATTTCATCAAGTTTTTTTAATATGGGATCGGCATCAATAAATACTTTATCTTTTAATATATTATCCGCTTGAGAATATAATCTTCTGGTGCCTTGCGTATAAAGTTGTGCAGACAGTTTAGCTGCTTCGTCAAAATCTGTAGGTAAACCAGTTACAGGAGAATATTGATCAACAAAAATTTTCATTTGTTTTTCTAAAATTGGTAAAATTTTAGTTTGAAAGTTTTGCACGGCATCTTTAGGGTCTACAAATTGTTCAGATATTTTTTCAGATAATGCCTTTGCATGATCTGTTAATAGTTCTCTAGCTTGTTCACCACTTATTTCTCCTTTCTCTAATCTAGCTAACTGATTTTTTATAAAAGCAACATTACGTCTAGCCACCGATCGATCGGGTAGGATTAACTCATTAATTTCTTGAATAGCTCCCGTTAAAGTTTTATCTGCGGCAGCTTCAACAGAAGGTACCCCTCCTGCCTTAATAATATCGTTCATTTGCTTTCTAGCTTCTTCTTGTGCAATTTTTTCTGCTTGTTTACGATTTATAACTACATCTTTTCCTTTTTTATCTTTAACTATCGTCCCTTCTAGTTGTTCAATTCTTTTTTGCGATAATTTAGGTCCTTTTCCCTTAAACAAACGACCTCCTAAAGCAGTTATAGCTCTACCTCCACCTTCTCCTACTAACCCTAAAGCACCAGATACTGCAACTTGTGTGGCCACATCCTCAAAAGACTGTTTGTTGTATCCCTCTCCGTATTCTATTGCTTCATCAATAGCTCTACCCCCTGCAGTAGCAGCTCCAACTTTAGCCGCAGCTGCTAAAAAAGGTAAAATACCGCCTCCTGTACCTGCAACTGCGATACTTGCTCCTAAACCAGCAGCTATTTCAGGTCCAGCTTCTCCCGCAAAATCAATTAAATCAAAAACGCTAAAACCTGGTTTATCAGCATAAACAAAACCTTTTTCTCCTAAACCAAATTCTTGTCTAACCTCTGGAGATAATAGTTCTTGATTAATTAAAAAAGCACCATCAGCATCTTGTACTACTGCTTCTGTAGAACCCATGACATCTTGTATATACCCTAACTTTTCTTCGTCAGTATCTTTTCTACCTAAATTAAAACGAAAAGTTTTGTCTTTTACTTCTGATAAAAGTTCTTTTTCATCTTGTGAAGATCGATCTGTTGTACCACTTTTTGGGGATCGGCCCATACCTCTTGCATAAATTTCAGCTATGGTTTCTTTTTTTTCAACTTGTTTTTCTTCAAATAGATCTGGTCTGTTGGTTCTTAGAGCGTTGATCGCTGTTCCGATTTGTTGTCTATCAGCATCACCAAAATCTATAATTTGACCAGAGGGCATTTTTATCTGTGTCATATTATTCTTCTCTCAAAACAAATCTCATATCTTCACCTGTACCCTGAAAAGATCCGATATCATCTATGCTTAATATTTGTTCGTCTCCTTTTTCTCCTCTTCTTCTTGCAACTGCTCCTAAATCTAATACTTGTCTTCCCGCTATTCTAAAACCTGTTGTTGGATCAATTTTTGTACCTGGACCTTTTATATAATAATCACCGTAATCTCTTTCAAAATCATCAGCTGCATTATTACCGTTTGTTATTATGCCATCTAACCTTTTTTCAATAGCCTCGAACGCTCTTTTTACAGATTCCATATCTTTAAAAATTGCTTCTGTATTAGTAAAATTACCCATTAATGAGCGAACCAACTCTCGGTCTCTATCCGAAATAGTTTTTCCAGCCTCCCCTAGTAATATGGGAGCTAATTCCGCTTCAAGTCTTCTTAATTGGCTTTGAGTAAGTTCCACCTTTGGGTTTCTTAAGCGGCTTATTTCATTTTTGTTAAGCCCAATCGCATTTAAACCTTTATTAATTTTGTCTGCCAAAAAATTGTTAATTCCTAAAACCCCCTTTTCATCCGTAAAAATATTTTTAGCAGCATACCTTAAACCCTCTTTTGCGTTTTCTGCTTTAGCTACATCCTGTAATGCTTCTGTATATAATTTTAATTGTGGTTGTATATCCTTCATTTCTAACATATTGTTATCTTGAAGTGCTTTAATGTTCTCTAAAATTTTATCGTTTGCTGCTATTTTTGCATCACGATCAGCTTGTAAATCTAGTTTTTTTAATTCAAATTGATTTTGTCTATCAATATTTAATCTATCTAAAACAGCTTGAGATGTTGCAAGTTTTACTTGTCTTTCATATTGTCTTTTTTCTTTAGCGTCCTCACTAAAAGTATCGCCCATAGCTAAAAATCCTTTAGAAATATTTTGTATTGCATTAGGGCTATCCCCTGCCGCAATAGCCATTCCTAGTCTAGCTAAATCCATTCCTTTCTCTTGTCTGGTCTTACCTTCAAACTCAGGAAACAATGACGATATCTCACTGGCATATTGTTCTGCTAAATTTTTAGCATTCTCTTTATCAAGTTTTGGAGGGGGTGACTCTCCATCAGGCGATGGTCCACCTTCTTTTTTTAGTTCTTCATTTACACTTGCAGCGGTAGTAGCGGCTTGATTAGCTTTATTTAATTGCATTGCCCTAGCTACACCCTCGGGGCCTATGGGTTCGTTCACATCGCCTATTTGTGTTCGGCCTCTGGATTCTGGACTTTTACTTAATAAAGCATCTCTAGCCTGTTGTTTTGTTAATGGATCTTTGTCGATGTCGGATAACAGTAAACTTGAAGGATTAGACTGTGCTCTCTCTCTTATGGCTTGTGCCGTCGGATTTACAATTTGAGAACTAAGATTCCTACTACCTCTTCTTCCTGGTCTTGTTTTTGTATCGTCTAACGCTGCTTGTAAAGTTTCACTCGTAAGAGGGGGTAAAATGGTACGAGGTCTATTTCTACCCATCCTTCCTGCTCCTGGTAAAGCTAAATCAATCAAATCTTGTTCACGAGCTAACAGTTGCTCAGAGGCTGTAAGACCGCCTCCAATTATTCCTTGTCCTCTACCTAAAGGTCCTTGTACCATAATTAATCCCTTCTAAAAAAGTCAGCCACGCTAGGTAGCCCTGCGGCTTGTCCTAAACCTGCAATACCTAATCCTGTACCAAGAGCCGCGGACAATGGACTAGCACCAGGAGCTTGAGTTGATGTCAACTGCTGTTGAAAACTTGGTACACCACGTAAAATATCACTAATAAATCCAAATCGAGTAAATGGGTCTTGTGATCGAGCTTGTTGATTTAAGAAATCTGTATCAAGCTGTCTTTGTCCAAAGGCTTGTTCTAACCCACCTAATCCTGCTGTAACTCTTTGTCCTTGTAACCCTATATTACCTAACATAGTGGCTAACCCTGCCTGTCTAGCTTGTTGGTTTTCGAAAGCTCTTTGTGCATCTTGAAAGGCTTGCGACTGTAAACCTGCAATAGTTTTAGCACGAACGTCTTGCAAACCTCTACCTAATTCTGCTTCTTGCACTGCTTGACGAGTGCCACCAAAAGCACCTCGCGCTACTTGGTTACCACGTAATTGATTAAGTTGTTGTAAACCACCTCTGTCTATTTCTTTGAGAGCAGCATCTCTTACTAACTCTAGGTTTGGGTCCATAAATTGTCGTAAATTTTCAGCAGTAGGAGCCTGTGCTGTGCCTCTGGCTATGTCAGCAGCTTCGGTTAGAAATGGTAAAAAAGAAGGCAACCCTCTTGCTTGTTCAAGATCCCTAGTAACTAGACTACTTAATGGTGCAACCTCTTGTTGTGGTAAATCTCTAGGAGTAGTGCCTAATGCAAAAACAGGATCTAATAATCTCCTAGTATAATCCTCCATAAATGGAGCGGCTCTGTTAATTACCGTTTGTTGCGTTTCGTTTGGATTCGTACTCATTGTCCTTCCTGTTGTTGCACTTGTAGGTCTGTTTCCCGCAAGTATTTCTTGTCTTCTACCTGGATCTAACATTATTATGCCATTCTTTCAAATCGGCTCATCAAATCATACATTCTTGCTGCACCTAAATCTCTATCTCCGTTACCCGCACCTCTAACTGCTTGTGCTGTTAATACAAACTCACCATCAGACAACCTTGCAGGTATGCTATCTGATGTACCAGTGCCTGGGCCTACTATTTCACCGCCCATAGCTGCCATCACACGCTCACTAGGAAATGCTGAACTTAAATAGTTTTGTGCATCTTCAACACTTATACCAGTTTGTCTAGCTAACTCTGCCGCTCCAAATGGAGCACTTATCCCTGCTGCAAATTGTTGTTCCGCTGTTCTTTGATCACGCGGTGTACTGAAATATTCTTGTCCCGCTGTCATTTGAGGATTTACATCAGTTCTTTGTTTATTAAAATCTGATTGATATTTAGCGGCTAAGGCCCCTGCTCCTAGTGGCAATAATGTCCCTAATATATTTTTACCTGCCTCACTTCCTAAAAAGTCTGTAACCTTACCTAAACCCCTACCTTTGCCTGAAGCTGCTTTAGCAGGACTAACAACTTTTTCTAGAGCTTGTTCCGCCCCTGTTTTTGCTGCTGCTTCTCTTCCTGCACTAGTAAATCCCTCGCCAATGGCTCTTCTAAAAGACTCTTTACCTAATGCTGTAGTTTTTTGAGCGGCTCTTCCAGCAATATCTGGCGGTAAAGCGGCTCGGAGATCTGCCGATCCTAATGCAGGTGCTTGTCGCCCAAACAGCTGACCAAAACTTTCTAATCTTGTACCGCCTTGCGGAGCTGTAAATAAATTACCAATGCCGCCTTTAATGCCTGATCCTAATTTAGTAAAAAAACCAACATCGCCAGCACCTTGAAAACCACTTATGCCACCTGATAGAGCCTTACCGCCAAAATAACCTGAAGCACCGCCTGCTAAAATACCCCCAATGCCTTTACCTTCAGCGGCAGCTATACCTGCTCCCAATGCAGCACCAGCCGCAGGGTTAAATGCACCCACAACAATCGGAGCTGCTACTTTGGCAACTTTAACGACTTTTTTAAATAATTTTTTAAAGAAAAACTCTGGTTGACCCGTAATGGGGTTAATGCTATTTAAGGTGTTACCTACGACATAACGATTAGGGTCTTGAATACCCATTAATTGCATTTGTCTAAATAATTCGTCTTTTAGGTTTGGATTAGCTTCTAATATCTCCGCAGGAACAACTGTCTCACCCTCTGCTGCGTGTACCATATAGGTATCACCATATCGTCCAAACTCTGCTAAATTGTCTGCTAATTGTTGTATGCCGTTAGTCATCTCTAGTAATCTCTAAATAGCTGCCTACTACGTGTAAGCGGTTAGCGTTACCTGCCGTAACTTTTAAAGCCTCCCCTTCTTCTACTACTAATGGCGCAGATAGTAATTCAACCGTGCCATTACCAGTGGTGGCTTTGACGTTAAACAATACGAATACGTTAGATGACGCATCGGTAATTGTCAATGTTATAGTGGAAGCTGACCCACTATCGTCTGCAACTAGAATAGATTTAAAAATAGCTGTTGCGGGATTAGTCGTGCTTGAGGCCGTTGGTGCGGTGTATAAAGTAGTTACATCTGTTGTAGTTAAGTCTACTTTAGCATTTTTATAAAACGTACTCATCTAACCTAAAAACCACGCTATGCTACGAGCATTATCAGTGCTCTCTACCTGTTGTGGAAAATCTTTACTTTGCAAAGCTAGTTCGATTTCTCGCAAAATGCTTTGTAGGGTATCTGGATCGTATTCATCAGGTGCCTGTGCTAACGATGACAGAAGTAGTTTAGCCATTATCGCCTCCCATCAGGTCTAAGGTCAAGTCTAGTGTCCCCTAACGTCCAGTTAACATTAGATATATTACTTTCAATACGTAAAGCTATTTGTCTTGCTCTAGCTCGAATAAAAGCCTGTTGTGTGGTAGGTAATACCGCATTAGTTGAATTAGTTGCTAACGTGTCACCAGGAAAGTTTCTAGTCTTTAACACAAAATCTACCTGATTTGTTGCTGCAATATCAGGAATAATACGGCTAACTAGCATAAAATTATTGCCATCGGGGTCTAAATCAAAATCAGCAGACTCAACAAAACTAGTCATAGCTGCACCATCATCAGTCGTGCCTGTCTCATGAGTAAATACTGAAGTGTTACCATTACTGTCATTACCTGCCGCTCTAGGCAAAGTATGAATATTAAAATCTAACCAGGCAGTGCGTGATAATGTTCCTATGTCCCAAGTTTTTTCAGCATAATTATATTTAACGTACTTATCATTTTCTTCAGAACCAGTAGACGGATAGAACCAAAATATCTCATCAAACATTTTATTCGAACCCGCTACAATTTTTTCGCTTTGATCAATATTAATATCGTCAAAAATATGCCGTAACACCGTGCAAGGTATAATAGATAAGCGACCTGCATACACATAAAAGTTTTCTGTACTCATCCAAAACACACTATCAGCAACTGTGGTTACTGCGTTAGGCCCTATTAAAGCTGTGTTACTAGCTAATAAAGTAATACCAAAAGTATTAGGAGGTCCTATAAATTTCATAGAGTGCGTATTAACATCTGTATAAATTAATATTTCTTGTTTTGTTTTTACTGCACGAATAATCTCTGAACCAGAAGATATGGTTAAGCCACCTGCGGTATTAGTAATTCTTGGTGTCCACACAAAAGGGTTTTCTTGATCTGAAAATCTTACATGCAAAGGATTACGTACTGTAGAGCCAACTTCATTACAGCCAAAAGCTAAAACGTGTCTATCGTCAGTTGATACCATTATTTGTCTAACAATCGTTGGTGCGTCTGATGCACCTGACTGTGAAGCTAAATCGGTAGCTCTTGTTCCTGTTGTTAAAGTTCTATCCCAGTAGTAGGGGGTGTTATCTTTAGCGTTAAATACTAAGTCTTCACCAAAATTATCTTGAAACCATAATCGCAACTGCAAATTAGGACTAGTGTTATCTGATAAATTACCCCAACCAGAAAAACTATTTGCTAGTGTAACTGTGTCACCATCACTATGAGATGCGTTAGCAGTTGTGGGAGAAGTTCGGTCAGTTCCACTATAAACATTGGTACCTCTAGCAGAACGGGTTAGATCACTTAATGTAGCCGTTGATACAGTGTCATATAAAATTAATTCATTATTAATTTTTATTAATCCTAGAAATTTTACACTAGCACTACTACTAGCCGTAGCTGCTGTTGTACCGTCTGCACCTCTGGTTAAACCACTAAAAGTATTATTAGCATTAGCTGTATAAATAATGTTTTCACTACCAATTTTTATTGTGCCTCTTGCTGGAAAACCAGAACTATCAGCTACAGCGATAGTTGCAGTATCTATCTCGATGTCAGCAGATAAAGTTGTGTCCGACGGTAAAGCAAAACCTGTAATACTAGTTAAAGTAATCGAAGTAGCACTATTGCTTACTGCACCATTTAAAGTGGTTACTGCGACATCTTGTAAATTACCGCCATATAAACCAGCACTCCAACCAACGCCACCTACTGCTGAAGTTGATCCTGTTGTTAATTCATATTTAGCCGTTACTGTGCCACCACCTGTGCCAGCTCCAGATGCTGCATCACCTGTGTCTATTTTATATTGTGAAGAACTTAACACTTCGGTAATACGATGATTAGTATTTATGGCAGAAGCAGCTACACCTTGAAATGTACTTGCACCTGAAAATGTAACATAATCTCCTGTTGATGCACCATGAGCCGTGTCTGTTACGGTTAATACAGAGCTACTGCTAGTAGAAGTAAAAGGATTAGAAAGACCCGCTTGTGTGGCACGAAGAGGAGTTATATCAAAATAATCACCACCTTCTTCGATTAAAAATTTATCACTAGTTCCTGTGCCCATAAATTTAGAACCATCTAAAGCAACCCAACTAAATAAAGACCGCACTGTGCCTAAAATAGTAGAGGTGCTTAGTTTCAACCAACCGCCTAACTTTTCAGGACGGCCTTTACGAAAACGTATTAAACTAGAATCAAACCAACCCATCTCATTTGCATAAGACGTACTTTCTTTATTAACGCCTGGTCTAAATTGTAGTTTTACGAGTGGCATTATAATCTCAACAATAAAGTGATAATCACACCTGCCATGCCTGTTAACAAAGCAAATGTATGTTGTCTAATATTTCTTTCGATATTTTCTAGTCGGTTAAATACAGTTTTATCTCGTTCCTCAGAACGGGCTACATGCGCTTCTAGTTTTGCATCTAGTTCATGTACTTTTTCAGTTGCATCATTCATTGATTAACTTCCCTCTAATGCAGCCACTCTTGTTTTTAACGATTCTATTTCAGTTACAGCTTCCTGAAGTGCAGCAGTTAACAAAGGAACTAGTTTAGCCAAATCCATACCTTGATACTCTTCCGTTTCTCCTGTTTTTTCAAAAGTAAATCCAGTTACATGAAGGTCTTTAGGTTTTTCTTCTTCAGTTCCAATGACATTTCCATCTTTATCTTTTATTGTTCCAGTATCAATCATACCGTCTTTTTCACCAGTAACTGCTTCTGGCACTGTAGCCATTACTTCATGTGCTAAAAAACCGTCTTGTGTTGGGGTATCTTCAAAATTAAATCTTCTAGGTTTAAGTTGATTTAAACGAGAAATCCCATCAGTAATATTAACTACATTCTTTTTCAATCTGTAATCTGAAAATGTAATATAAGCTGTATTACTGTTGTTTGTTGAAATATACCCAACAGTAGTTCCCGCACTATTTTGAAAAGCCGCAGGAACACCTATGCCACTTGCCGTTGATCTAAATAAAATTCCTGCATAAGTAAGAAAATTATAGCCGTAAGAAGCATTGAAATGTGCGCCACGATGGTTAATATATGCAGCAGAATTAGTTAAATTTACATCATGGTTAAAAATTGCTGTACCTGATGCTGAACCATCTAAAGTAAGCATAGTAACATCAGAACTACCTGCTGTGCCTTTAAATATTATATCTGTATTGGAACCTTGAGCGTCAATCGTGATGTTTCCTGCACTGGTAGCTAGTGTCGAAGCAGCGTCACCTGTGCTAATGTCATCTAATGCTACACTAGCTGATACACTACCAAAAACTAAATCACTACCATCGCTTTTTAAAACTTCACCATCACTGCCTAATGCAAGAGCAGATGGGTCCCCACTAGCATCGCCAACTATAATTTTTCCTCGTGCTAATCCTGCCATCTTTGCGAGCGTTACTGCGTTATCTTGGATATCATTAGTTTCTATTGTGTCATTTGGAAATGTTGGCACTTGTGTAAAATCAACTACACCACCTGATGAAATAGATATAGCATCTGGATCACTAGCGGAACCAATAGTACCTGCGTCAGGAATAAGCACGTTGCCAGTTGTAGTGAGCTGACCTGTGGTTATTTTTTTAGATAATAAACTTGTAACTGCGGCTCCACTACCTGCACCATCAGCGATTACTATATCAAAACCGCCATTAGGTATAGTGACGTTTGCTCCACTACCTTGTGATATAATTATAGAATATGGACCACTGCTACCACTATCAGTTGTAGAATTAATAATAAAATAAAGTTTATCTTGGTCATTAGGGCTAATGGTAATAGTATTATTAGCACCTAAAGCACCTGTAAAATTTATAACTTTAAATTGACCGTCTGATAAAGAACCATCAGAAGTAGTTAAAGTGTGAGTAGTTCCAGATAGTGCAACAGAACCAACCCCAGACAAAACCCTGTCAATAATATCAAAATTAGTATTAAGTGTGCCACCCCATTGACCTTCCTGATCACCCGCAGCTGGTTTTTCAAGTCCATTATTTACAGTAAAACTACTGCTCATTTATTTTGCCTCCAAAGCTGCTACTTTGGTTTCTAGCACTTCAATTTTTGCTATGGCTTCTTGCAAAGCTGCCGTAAGCACAGGCACGAGTTTTGCCTGATCTAAAGCCTGTGGATCTATATTACCATTACTATCAACCGCATCTTTTTCACCTACTACTGCTTCGGGAACAATACTAGCTACTTCATGTGCTACAAACCCATCTACAGTTTTGCTTTTGTTGTCTTTGAAATTAAATCTATAGGTTTTAAAATTTTTAACTCTATCAATAGCTCCAGTTAAATTAACAAGATTTTCTTTAATTCTATAGTCTGAACTAGTGGTGTAAGCAGTTGCAGAACCACTACATGATATACTTCCCGCAGTTGTACCGTTACCACTCGTTCTAAAAGCAAGCATCGTAACTGATGAAGGAGCAGCAATAGACGAATTTAAAATCATAGCGTTACTAGCAAAATCGATATAAACTATGGCTGAAGAAGCCTCTGTATTACCTTGCACCCCAAAACATGCTGTTGAAGAATTTATACACTTCCATAATCTATTAACACCAGCACCTAAGACATAATTTTTAGCCGCATCTTTTCTAGTTCCATTTACTCCAAAATCAAAAGATATGTGTGATTCTGGGAAAACTGCGTTTTCTGTGCCTTCTCCAGAAACAGTCATAACATCAGTGGTAGTGCCACCATTTGTTGAAGCAAAAGATATTTTACTATCTTCTGAACCATCTGCGGCAGTTGTAAGTTTAGATTTTATTCTACCAACTGTGGTTTCATTGCCACCTGCATCATTCATTAAAAAGTCAATCTGTCCACCAAGGTCATTATCAGCAGCGGTTCCTGCACCTCTAGTTCTTTTTAAATTTAATATTGGGCCTGCATTAGCATCATTAGTAATTGAATTAAAAGTAGTTGCTGTGCCTGTGGTTTCTATACTATTCACAGCAGCACCAGCTGTGATAGTTTGTAAAGTCAGTTTTCCATCTTCTGTAGTGTCTGAAACATCTAGTGCAGTTGTTGTAATTTTACCAAAATCTACTTGTTCGTTATTATCATTTTCCATTTTAAATTCTATCTGACCACCCACATCATTATCTTCGGGACTATCAGTTGTTCTATTAAGAATTAATACAGGAGCAGCGTTAGCATCAGCCTTATCAATATTAATTTGTAAACCTGAATCCGCCACATGGGCCAATGAAATTTCACTATCTGCGCCAAAATCTATTTTACCGCTGTCTGACACCAAACTTAAATCATTTGCAATAGCTATATTCTCTAAAACATTTATAACAGTTGATGATGAGCCACTACCAGGAA